GATCACGCCGCCGACGAATGGAGGTATTTCTGCATGGACAGACCCATAAGGCCAATTGTAAGGGAGGAAAAAAGGATTATTTCCGACCCCCTTAATATGCTGGTGTGACAGGGAATTATTAAAATCAGGAGGGTAATAGCATGAACGCTGTAAGAGAGGCAATTGGGGAGCAGGAGCTTCGTGAGGCCAACACAATTTTAAGGAAATATAAAAGCGGAAAAACAGCCCTTGAAAACAAAACAATTGAGAACGAGCAGTGGTGGAAGCTGAGGCACTGGCGCTACATGAAGGGCGGCGGGGACGAGCTTAAGCCGGCTTCGGCATGGCTGTTC